ACAACAACCTAGTCCTTAGCCATCCTAACGCTGACGGCTGGTGCGGCATCGTCTGCCCTAACCATGAGCAACACAGCGACGGCATGGTCGAGGCGCGCTACAAGCCGCTCGACCGCTCGTTCTGCTGCTATCATGGGCATTGCCAAGACTTAGACAGCCGCACGTTCCTTGATTGGGTAGCCAATGAAGGTGGCCCGAAGGTGACGCCGGGCTTGCGTGACGAACTAATCGCTGAACGTCTGGCGTCGATGTATGAAAAGATAGCGCCGACCGAAGCCTTCCCCGATGAAGCCGCAGCGCGTGTGCGTGAGGTCGAGAAAAAAGAAGCAGGACGGCTGGAACAATCTGAATGGTTCGAGCGTTTCGCATACATCCAGTCCGATGACTGCTATTTTGACATGGTGACGCGTCAAGAGATAGCCCGCAACGTCTTTAATGCGTTGTTCCGTCACGTTGACTGCCGCTCTATCCACAAGAAGACGCAGCGTGTGCAGTCGTCCATCTATTTTGACGAGCGGCGGCAGGATCGCGGCGCGCCCGCGCTGTCGGCGGTGACGTTCGCCGCTGGCGATGACGTTCTGGTGACGCGTGACGGGTTGGTCTACGGCAACCGCTGGACAAACGCCCGCCCTGACGTGTCAACCAGTGACAAGATTGCAGACCATGACGTTGAGCCTTGGCTTGAGCATTGCCGCAATCTGGTGGCGGATGATGCCGAGTTGGACCACATCCTTAACGCTATGGCGTTCAAGATACAGCATCCTAACGTCAAGATTAACCATGCCATCCTGATTGGTGGTGATGAAGGCGCTGGTAAGGACAGTATGTTCCAGCCGTTCCTGTGGGCGCTTGGCGGCAAGCATTGGCGCAACAGGTCAGTCATTGAGGCTGGCGGGTTGGACAGCCAGTGGGGCTATGCGCTTGAGGCTGAAGTTGTCATCCTGAACGAGTTAAAGGAGCCAGAGGCACGCGAACGCCGCGCTATGGCTAACAAGCTAAAGCCGCTTATCGCTGCGCCACCTGAAACGCTGTCGGTCAATCGTAAGGGGATGCACCCCTATGAGTTGGTCAACCGCCTGATGGTCGTTGCCTATACGAACGATCCGCTGCCTATCACGCTGCCAACACAGGACAGGCGCTGGTTCTGCGTGTGGACGCGTGCGCCGCGTATGACGCCGACCGCAGCCAATGCGCTGTGGGGCTGGTATCAGAACGGCGGCTATGAGAAGTGCGCCGCTTGGCTGCATCAGCGCGACGTGTCTGCGTTCAACCCTGCCGCTGCGCCGCCAGTGACCGAATGGAAGCTGAACATGGTCGAGCATGGTATGAGCGTTGCGGAAAGCTATCTTGTGGACATGATGCGGCTTCGGTCGGGCGTATTCTCCGATGGCGTCATCGGTGGGCCGTTCCATCGTATCTGTGACGCGCTGGCAGTCAACGTCCCTGCTGGTGTAAAGATACCACAGGCGGCGCTGCTTCATGCGCTGAAGGAGGCTGGCTGGGTTGACGTTGGGCGCATCAATTCGAAAGAATATCAAAACAAGAAACATATCTTTGCCGCGCCAGAGGCGCTTCAGAAGCACAGCAAGGCAGAATTGCGCCGCATGGCAGAAGAATTGCCCAAGTCGGGCATCATGCCAAACATAGGCAAGAATTGACAACCATTTGGTTGCAATGATATATGGATAGGGTCGGTGATGCTCCGCTGACCTTTTTAAGCCCCCTGCGTCCTCACTCCGCAGGGGGCTTTTTATTATTTCTTTTCCCGTATCTCCAGCCCACGCGCATCCAGTGCGGCGCGTAATTCTTTGGCAGCGTCTTCACTCGTTAGATGCATCTGCGCCGCGCACTTTTCTATCGCCTCCACCAGCGGGTCAGGCTTGGGTGCGGGGATGATGAAATCCTTTAAATGCGTTTCCGCCCAGTGACGCGCCCCTAGGAACTTAATCACATAGCCCACCGCGTCGCTCACCTCTTGCTTAAAGGCACTAAGCTTTTGCTCGGTGGTTTCGCAGTTGGGGCAGTGTTGGGTCTTAAGCAGCGCCAAGGCTTTTGCTTCAATGTCGTTCATATCCCATCCCTCAATGCTTTTTCAGCGTCTTCGATCAATTCAATGGGCGGGTAGCGCAGGTAAGACACATGGTCCTTGCCTATCACGCCCAGAAATTCCAGATATTCCATCAAGCGGTAGGCTAAGGTTTCCCCTGCGCGTTCGATGTATCGTTCGGGCAGTGCCAATTCGTCGTCCTCATCATCATAGTCTGTCATGCTGCTAATTTCCTTTCGCATGGGTTGCATATTTCGCCTGTCGTGCGCCTGAACAGGCGGCAGCGGGGGCATTTGTCGCCATTGGCGGGGAACCACATCGCAGCAACGCGCGGCAGTTCAGGGTCGGGGCGCTCGGCTTCATGCGCTGCTGGCGGAAACTTGTCGCCCATGACGATGCACACGCCTTCAATGCCGCTGGTCTTGCACATTGCAGCCATGTCGGAATTGCGGGCGAACAGCCCCGCCGTGGTCGGGTCGTCGGTATACAGCATGATGCTGCTGTCCTCTTGCTCCGTCACACGCCCAAGGCGGCGCTGTTCTTCGCCAGCCAACAGCGCAGCGCGTCTGGCTAAACGCATGACTGCGCCCCATTCGCTTATATTGGTCATTTCTTTTCTTCTATCCAAAAGTGATGCACCAGATAGTGCGTCGCGGTTTCGTCTGTCACCCTTTCGCCTATCCCGCCGCTTTCGGTGGTAAGGTGATTGGTGAAAGTGTTTGGGTCTCTAGGCGACCGCACCGCAGGGGTGCGCGTTAGTTTCATATATCCGTTTTGGTCTGTCATTTGCTCACACCCATCTAGTTATGAAGGTTACGCCGCCCACAGTGCGGCACTTAAACGCTTTGCCGTTGCGGATGCCATATTGTGATACGTTGCGGCTGGTGCGCTTGGCATCGCCCTTCTTGGTGGCTGGCATGGTGGCGCTCTCGCCTACGGCCAGCGTTCCGATTGGGTATGTCATTGGTCTTGGCATTTGCTTTGCTCCTTTTCACGTTCTGCGCGGCGTTCGGCAAATGTCTTGCCGTCTAGTCCGCGCAGCGGCCATGCGCTGTCGGATGACACGCGATGTTTTCGGCCCATAGGGGCTGCTTGCTGTGGTTTAATCATGTGTCTGTCCTTTACAGTTCGATTGTAGTTGTCGGCTTGGGCTTGCGGTCGTTCATCCTATCCAGCCAATAGGCTTGTTCAGGGCCGAACGTCCGCGCCGCATGGTATTTGAACAGCGCCAAGGCCAGCGGGTCGTGCCCCTTGTGCTTGTGCGTCACAATCAGCGGCGAGGGTATCATAGCGGCTAAGTCTGTCCGCCGTGCGCGGTGGCGGCTAGTCGCTGCGTCGTCTATGTCGCGCAGCGTCAGGCGTAGGTTGTGTTCCCTGTTGATGTGTTGCAGCACTGCGCTTCTGTCGCTGATATAGCCGCACAGGTGCTTTATTTGCTTGCGGACGGCATATTCCATTAGCTTTTGTCCCGCTTGCGGTATTTGCCCGTCAAGGGGTCGCGCAGGATGCCGTTGCGCTTCCAGAATAGCAGTTCCGATGTGTCGCGTGTCCACATGGCTTTCCATTTGTCGCCATGCTTGACGGCTTCCCATAGCAGAAAGGCGGTGAACAGTTGCGCGGCTAACATTAGCACGATGATGATTTGATAAGGGTTCATTTAATCCTCCAGTAAAAGGGTGACAAGAAAGAGAAAGGCTCCACAAAGGACCGCTATCATTTGGCCTCAAGTTGCGCTTGCAGGGCGTTGGCTTGCTCCATCCAACTGTCGAGCCGTGCGTTTAGTTCGTCAATCTCGCGCTTTGCATCGTCAAGTTGTTCGTCTGCGCCTATCAGATGCTCCAGGCGTTCCAGCAGGATAAACTCTAGTTCGGTGCGGACGTTGTCCTGTGCATAGCGCGTCAGTTCGCTGTCGTGCATCATGCGGAGATAGTTACGGTCGTTTGTCATGTTATGCTTCCCTCACTGTTTTAATGATTGCGTAGATTGACAGGGCGCCAACGCCCCAAAAGAATGTGATGATTGCAATATGGGTTATCATGCTGCCAGTTCCTCTTCATCATCCCATTCGGCTTCATCATCCCATTCGGTGTAATAGGTTTGCGTATCGCCCTCGCCATAGAGTTCTAAAAATTCTTCGGGTGTAACGTGTTTGTGCAAGCATGGGTCGCTGCAATAATATTCATCGCCGCCCTCAATGACGTATCCCTCATTCATGCCCTTGCCGCATTCGGTGCATTGCCGAGCGTATTTAATGCCCTTGATAATCATGCGTCTGCTCCTATCGGTGCGTGATGTTCTGCGAGTGCGTCCCAATCGACAGCGTTAAGGTCAAGCATATCCCAAATGAACCCGTGGCTGTGGCTATCGCGTCCGATTAGTTCCTCAACATATTCCTCAACCATATCGCGCAGATATTCGGGGGAAAAGTCAAAGCCATCCTCGCGCAATTCTGCCCAACCGTCACCGAACCATAGGTTTACTGTCCACGTTGCGGCATTGCGCCATCCGTTGCATGTATTGTCTGTCATAGTGTCTCACTCCTATATTTGGCACTAGCGCCATCCTCGGCGCGGATTGCTCCGCGCTCCGGTGGTGCTAGTTTTTCAAGAATGTGTCTGTCAGCGTCGTGGCGGCATATTCTTCGGGGTGCGTCCGCATAGGCATAAGGACGGCAAGGCAATCGCTACGCGGTGCGCGGGTGTCGTTTTTGTTCTGCATAGGGCGCGGGAACGTCACAAGCGCGGGTTGGTCCCCGTTCTGGTGCAAGCGGAACAAGCTAGCCGCGTCCTTCTTACCGTCGCGCAACGCTTGTGCGATTTTACCTAACGCGGCGATATACTGGGGCTGATAGTGACCGGCCACAAGCGCGTCTGGTGCCGTTGGGATAATGCGCGTCCATTCGGGGAATGCACCGTCAACTGGTGCAAAGTGAATGCGGGCGTTGCCGTATAATATCCACCACAAGCCTTGCGCGTCACGTTCGACGACATAGCAAAGTCCTTTTGACCGTCCTGCAGCCTTGCCAGCTTGCGCGATAGCGTCAGACGGCACGATGACACCCGCAAGGTTAATTGCGTGGGTGTCATACGCGGGCCGAACGTCCTGCAGCTTGAATGCGTCGTTGCACCGGCCAGCGAATGCCATATGTCCGTTGGTTGCGACGACGAAACCCCGCGCGTCCAGAAAAACACCCTTGAGGTAGTGGCGCGTCTCTTCTTTCGAAACGCATTGCATAGCCGCGTCAACAAAACCGGCGTCGATAGAGATAGAGATAGAAGTCATAGTTTACTGTCCTTTATTTTACTGTTGTGGTGGTGGTAATATTAGAGGTGGATTAGGCCGGTGTCTGCCATGCGCGTCGCGTAGTGGATAGGGCGCTCGTATCGACCGGTAACACCGTCGCGGTAAATGGATATCCACCGGCCAGCGATTGCAAGCGCGACCGTCGCGCCGTATGGAACGCTGGCGGTAATCGGCCAGCACTCGATTAGGTTCTCGCTGTCAAGAGCGTCGTTCAGCGTTTCGAAGTAGTTTTTCATGCTACTGTCTCCACGCTGCAGCGGTGGAACCAACGCTCGCGTTGCGTTGCCTTGTCATGGTCCATGACAACAAAAACAATCTGACCGTTGCCACCTGTGCGGGTGACGGTGCCAGCTTGCACGGTGCCGTATACGGTAACGGTAATGCGGGTGCCCTTAGTCATACTAAACTGTCCTTTACTGTTTAAGTGCCCTCTTACTCTCACAGTTAGAGGGCACGGTCAAGCACTAAAATATGTTGCACTAAAAAAAGATTTAGGGGCGTCATTTGGCTTTGTAAAATGGCAACCTAAATGACAACCAAATGGCAACCGGCGATTGGCGCGCGAATATTGGCGCTTGGCGGGACGTCAAAACAGTCATGCAGGACGTCATCAAAAACAGGCCAAATGACGTCCCAAAAAACAACGCTATTCGGCGCGTTTCATGGGGATGGAACGTCATATTGTCATTAATTAGATAAGAAGGTGAAGATATAATAATATTAACCTATATGGTTAGAATATACGTATTATAAGAGTCACCTGTTTTTCGATGACAATTTGACGTCCCGTGTTAGTCGCGCAATACACTTAGCTAGTTGACGTAAACGTCAATCAGTTCGTCGGTGACTTGCAAACCGATGACAACTTGACAACCGGCCAGTGTAAAATGTTGCACCGCAGCATAGCCAGCCAGCAATATGTTTTTCTTAATGCTAACGGCTCGCAATAAGGGAAAGGCCAACCGAAAATCCAGCACATAGAACAAAACCAGAACGCGTCGAGCAGGGGGGTGGGGGGTAGAGGGCCGAGCGCCGCGTGACTGTCACGGGCACGGGTCGCAAACAATTTTTTTTATTTGCAAATGTTGCAATATAAAAGTAAGCACGCGTTAGAGAAGATAGGACGTGGGTCCACTGCGGGTCTACTGTGGACATCTGGCCAGACATTAAAGCGGCTGACGATTGCCTGAGATGGCATGAAACGCGAAAGCGTCCCGCGGAGTCCTCCCAGTCTGGGAATAACCGAGGACCTTAAGCCCGCGCACGCCCTATCTTCTCCCTCACCAAACAATTTTTATTTTTTTTTGCAATATGGTTTGCAACACACTATAGTACGCCCAATGACTTTCTACTCACTGCCATTCACACCAGAGCGGACGCAGGCCACCGAGGCGCGGCTGGAGGCAATCTATAAAGCTGCCCGCTATGGCCTGAAGGGTGACAGTCTGGCGATGGCCGCTGGATTGACCCCGCGGCAGTTCCGCGTGCTGGCCGACGCAGACCCGCTGGTCGAGATGGCTGAGATCAAAGGCCGCAGCGATGGTGAATACACAGCGGCTAAGACCATGTACGAAGCGGCGCGCGATGGCGACAGCAAGGCTGCGCTGGAGATACTCAAGCATCAACACGGCTGGGTAGCCAAACAGCAGATCGACGTGAACATCGACCAACAGATAAGCATTACAGGCGCGCTGGAAAAAGCACAGTCGCGCGTCATCGAGGGGCTGTACACTGACGTGACGCCCCGCCTAGAGGATAACACACATGCAGCAGCCGATATATTCAGCGCAAGACGAGATGGAGTTGATGGCGCGGCTGTGGTCGCCCAGCCTGAAGGATGACCCCCTAGCATTTGTGCTGTACACATTCCCGTGGGGCCAAGCAGGCACACCGCTGGAACATTTTCCCGGCCCGCGTAAATGGCAGCGCCAGATACTCTCAGACCTGCGCGACCACATCAAGGCGAACAACGGCAAGGTTGACTTTGACACAGCGCGGCTGGCGATTGCGTCAGGGCGCGGTATCGGCAAGTCAGCCCTAGTCAGTTGGCTCACCATCTGGATGTTGTCATCACGCATAGGGTCAACGACCATCGTGTCGGCAAACTCCGAAGCGCAGTTGCGGTCCGTCACATGGGCAGAAATTACCAAGTGGCTGGCGATGTCGCTCAACAGTCACTGGTTCGAGATAGCCGCCACACGCATCATGCCAGCCAAGTGGCTGACAGAACTGGTCGAACGTGACCTGAAAAAAGGCACGCGCTATTGGTCAGTCGAGGGCCGGCTGTGGTCGGAAGAAAACCCTGACGCATACGCAGGGGTTCACAACTTCGACGGTGTGATGCTGATCTTCGACGAAGCCAGCGGTATCCCTGACAGCATCTGGTCGGTGAGTGATGGTTTCTTCACGGAGAACACGCCGCATCGCTTTCATCTGGCGTTCTCCAACCCACGGCGTAACACAGGGTATTTCTACGAGACGTTCCACAGCAAGCGGGCGTTCTGGCAAACACGCGTCATCGACGCCCGCGATGTCGAGGGTACAGACAAAAACCTGTATCAGCGCATCATAGATGAATACGGGCCAGACAGCTACCAAGCCAGTGTCGAAGTCTACGGTAACTTCCCGTCTGAAGGTGACGATCAGTTCATCGGCAGCAATCTGGTCGATGATGCCATGAAGCGGCCACCCATCAAAGACGACAGCGCCCCCATCGTCATAGGTGTGGACCCTGCACGCTTCGGGGCGGACGCCACCGTCATCGCCATACGGCAGGGCCGTGACATCCTAGAGTTGCGGAGACACCGCGGCGCTGACACAATGGAAGTGGCTGGCTACGTCATCGACGCCATAGAGCAGTTCAAGCCTGCGCTGGTCTGCATCGACGAAGGCGGGCTAGGTGCAGGCGTCGTGGACAGGCTGAAGGAGCAGCGGTACAAGATACGTGGCGTGAACTTCGGCAATAAGGCCAAGAACCAGATCATGTGGGGCAACAAGCGCGCAGAGATGTGGGGTTCCATGCGTGACTGGCTACGCACAGGCCATATCCCCAACGACAGGTTCCTGAAGACAGACCTTATCAGCCCGCGCACCAAGCCGGACAGCAAGGGTACGCTGTTCCTCGAAAGCAAGAAAGATATGAAGTCACGCGGGCTGGCGTCACCTGACGCAGCGGACGCCATAGCGGTGACATTTGCCTTTCCTGTGGCATCTAAAGACCCACGACAAGGACGCGTTGACAGACGCTCCTCAAGCGGGTATTCTCCCGCTGGATATTCTACATCTTGGATGGGCAGCTAGTGGCAGAC